GGAAGAACGGCCCGAACGTTGCTGATCTCGCCAAGGAGTTGTTCGGTGGCGGCGGGCATCCGGCCGCTTCCGGGTTCGAAGTCTCGCGCGAGGAGTTCAACTCGTGGCACTGATCCCGAAGGACGCCCCCATCATCCAACTGGTCACCCCAGGCTGCTGGATGGCCGTCGACCGCGCCATCCACGACGTCGACACCGACCGGTTCCATCAGCGCATCACGGGGGCCTGCCCGTTGTGTCTGACGCTCGGCGAAAAGCTGATGCGGGCGTTCCGCGACAACGTGCCGGGCACCGACCTCGCCCGCCAAGCGAAGGAGCGAATCGGCGCGCTGATGGACGCCCAAGACGAAGCTGACCGATCAGGAAGGTCCACGTCGTGAGTGACGTCTACGACGTGGGGACGTTCGTCTGGTGCGATCTCTGCGACGCGCCACACGATCATTGCGAGCCTCCTGACTTGACGTTCGAGTGCTACAACTGCAACAAGCCGCTGCCTGACGCCACCTCAGACGACCCCACGTTCCCGATGCTCGAATGCGACGAATGCCTAACGCGCGACTCGGAGGATTCCGACGCCTCTGGCCGATCAGGAAGGGCCACATGAGCGATCGACCCAACCCGAAACCCGACCATCTCTTGCACGCCGAGTTCGGTGACCGTGGGTGGTTCCGCCTGGCCTTCGAGTGCATCGGTGACCCCGCAGAGCACTACGCACTGATGGAGAAGGTGTGCGAATGCACCTGCGAAATGTGCTCGGGAGACGACCCCGATCACTGGGGCTGTGACCGGCAGGGACGCGACCACTACTTCAACGGCCTCGCTCCGTGTCAGGTCGAAATCGACCCGACGTGCTGGGTCCACCAGCAGGACTGCTCGATCGAGGAAACCCTCGTCGGTGAGTGGCCCAATCGGCCGTCGTTCCCCGTGCCCGTGTACGTCACTTACGAAGGCGACGGCGAGTGGTCCACTCACTACGCGGGCGAGCCATGCCCGAAGGTAAGCGATGGCTGAGTGGGAACTGCCCGACAGCATTTCGCCGTCGCGCATGTCGCTGTGGAAGCAGTGCCCGCTCAAGTTTCGAGTCGAGTCGATGCAGAAGCTGCGGGGCGGGACGAACGCCGCAGCGGTCGCCGGCACCACCGCGCACCTCGCGCTCGAGTGGCTGATGCAGCTCGACGGGACGGAGCGCACCCGCGAGCAGCTCGACGTCTTCATCCGTGATGCTCTGTCGTTCATCAAGGGCCAGGACGACTACCGGTCGCTGACCGAGGAGCAGCTCAAGGGGTTCGACGCCAAGGTGAAGCGAGTGACACCCCGACTGTTCGACATGATCGACGTGCCGAACGTGAAGGTCCACTCGACCGAGCTGCGGTTCGAAGTCGAACTCGACGGCTGGATCCTGCGGGGCATCATCGACTTGATGCTCGGCTCCGAGGAGCGGCTGTACGTGTGGGACCACAAGTCCGGCAAGACGCCGTCGAAGCAGTACCAGGGCAAGGCGATGGAGGGCATCGAGTTCTACGCCGTCGCCGTCGAGCTGATCCACGGTGTGATCCCGGCGAAGATCGCGCTCGGCTACCTGGACTCGCGCACGACGATCACCGCCCGACCGTCCGAGCGCTCCGTCGCCGCCACGAAAGGCAAGATCCTGCGGGTCCGTGACGAGATCGCCAAGGCGTGCGACACCGGCCACTTCGCCACGAAGACATCTCGGCTGTGCGACTGGTGCGACCTCAAGGCCGTCTGCCCGGCCCATGGAGGGTCGGAAGATGACATTGCCGCCCTCGTTGCTCTACGTTCATAGCATGACTTCGCATCCCCGCCACGACCGCGACCGACGCGTCGGCCAGGCGTACTCCGTGTACCTGCACTTCGAGGAGAAAGACGCGCTCGACGCCGAAGCCGAACGACGCGGCATCACCGTCAACGCGCTCGTCCGTGAAGCACTCAGGGAGAAGCTGGGCCTTCCGGCGGCGTAAGGGCGCCCCGGATGAAGCCGAGGTTGATCTGGGTCTCTGCTGGGCAAGCCATAATACTGCACGGGCCGTCGTCCGGCGGCGGCCCTGGATGGATGTTGACCCACCCGAGAGACTCGCCCAACCACACGTGAGCCAGCCTGCCGTTCAGCCAGATGTTCGGGCAGGAGTCGACGGCGTCATCCGGTGGCATCGGGACGAATTCGCTGTCCAGCTCGAGCCAGCCGTCGCTCATCGGTCACCCGCCGGCAAGCTGGCTTCGATCCCCCACATGCCGTCCGCTCCGGCCGGTGAAGCCTCGTTCAGACGCTGGTCGATGACGTCTTGAACTTCGGGCTGGTCGAACAGCCATCGAAAGAACTCACCCCACTGCGCATCCGGGAAGGTGGCACGGACTCGTTGGAGTTTCCGGTGCGATGAGGCGGTAGTGCGGAAGCTGACGACATGTGTGAGTTCTCTGGGCACCAGAACAGGGTATACACACTGTCTACATGATTTCAAGAGGTGAGATAGACGGAGGCCCCGGCTTCTTGACGGCCGGGGCCTCGACGTCTACTCTGGGAGCTGTCGTATCACCCGAGCGTCAGCTTACAGCAGCTCGGGCCACTTTGAAAGGGCAACCCGAGAATGCACAGCTTTCGCAACCCACCACGGGAGCGTTGAATTGAGCCAGCCGTGCCCCGGGCAGCGCCCGATGACATCAGACCCGGACCGCCCTGGTGGAGGGTCATCCCGCTAACGAACCCTGGACCGTTCAGTCCCTGCGCCACCACGAGGCAGGCACTCAGAACGTGGAAAGTGCGGAGAGGCCGTGGAGCCGAATCCGCGACAGACAGAGTGGCTCACTGGAGAAACGAGCTGAGGGATGATGCGACCGAGAGGAAGCATTGGCGATGAGGCGTATCCGGTACCCGAAGACCAGCGCTCCAGCAGCGCAACCCAATCGCCCTATCCAGGCGAATGGGTGGGTCCCCATGCCCGAACATCAACGCACGAACGCACAGAAAGCACGAGAGATGATCAACCAACTACACGAACTGAGCTACTGCCTCAAGGCAGTCCGCCGAAACCGCGAATACGACTACCTTGAAACCATCAGCGGAGCCATCACCACCGTCGCCAACGAGTGTCACGCCGAGATGGGTGAGACCGCCCTGGTCTGGCACCTGCGTGCCGACGCCTGCCGGATGAAGGCACTGTCGCTCCAAGACGAAGTCAGCGACGGCCACGTCGAGTCCGTCCTCACCGCAACCATCAACCGCCTCGATCGCCAGGCGCTGTTCCTGTCATGAGCGAGGAACTCGATCTGTTCAGCGGCGGGCTCGCCCCGCAGCACGTCCCCTCGTTCGACGAGTGGTACGCCCGCTACCCGCGCAAGCAAGGCAAGGCCCCGGCCCGGAAACGGTGGGCGAAGATGAGCGCGCCCGAGAAAGCGTCCGCCTGGCTCGCTCTCGATGCGTGGGAGCACTACGCCGCCGTCGACGGCACGACCTACGTCCCGTACGCGTCGACGTGGCTGAATCAGTCCCGGTGGGAAGACGAAGCGCCCGTCCCGACCCGCAACCAGCCGAAGCCCAACACGCCGATGGGCTACCTCGCCGCCATCGCAGAAAGAGACCACCAGTGATCCACTTCACCGCCGACCTTCACTTCGGGCACGCCCGGATCATCGAGTTCCACCCCGAACGCGGAGCCACGCTCGACGAGATGCACGAACGCCTGGTCGACGGCTGGAACTCGGTCGTCAACTCCGGCGACGACGTGTGGGTGCTCGGGGACTTCGCGATGGGCAAGCTGGACGACTCGCTCAAGTTCTTCCATCGCCTCAAAGGCTCGAAGCACCTGATCCGCGGCAACCACGACGGCAACCGCACCGTCAAGGAACTGTCGTGGTCCTCGGTGAACGACTACCGCGAGTGGAAGCAGAAACCGCACCGGGCCGTCCTGTCGCACTACCCGATGCTCACCTGGAACGGCGCCCACCACGGAGCCTGGATGCTGCACGGGCATAGCCACGGGCTGCTGGCCCCGACCAGCACCACGCGCCTTGATGTCGGCGTCGACTGCCACCCCGAGATGCGGCCGTTCAGCCTCGACGAGATCGTCGAGATCATGCAGCAACGCGAGTACGTCGTCGTGGACTCCCACGGCGCAGAAAGAGATCCCCAGTGACCAACACCGAAGCCGCCTCCCTGATCGCGATCCTGCACGGCGCGTATCCGGGCACGTACTTCGACGGCGCGGTCGCCGAGGTGTTCACGAACTCGCTGATGACGTCCGACTACGAGCTGGCGAACACGGTCATCACCGAGTGGGTGAAGACTTCGGACCGGTTCCCGACCGTCGCCGAGATCAACGGGGCGATGCGCCGACATCGGGATCGGGCGAACCAGGACCGACAGCTCGCCCGGCCCGAGAGCAGGATCGCCGGCAAGGAGGAGGCCGCCGAAGCGTTCTCGCGTGGCTACATCCGGGCACGCACCGAAGCCGGCGAAGCCATGGAGGAGATCCAGCCGAAACTGGACCGGCTCCTCAAGCAGTGGAAGCTGGCCCCAGCCAACGATGCAGAGCCTCGCGAACGTACGGGTTCAGATCATCCGGCGAGCACTCCATCAAGGCACCTGCCCGGGTATCTGCGGTCGAGTAGCGCGCCTCCAGTGGATCAACCAGCCTTTGATGCGACGACCAGTGACGAGCCTTGGTGAGCGCCTCCGACTGGGTGGTGTCTGGGCCGATCTCTCCCGACTCCAGCGCCTCCATGAGCTTGCCCTGGGCGTACGGGGCGAGAGCGTAGAGGGCCTGCCACGGCAACGGGAGCTGCGCCAACTTCTCGGGCGGCAGCTCCCGGTAGGCGAGGTGGATGGCGATCAGGCGGCGCGCCTTGTCGTAGCCGAACGGCATCCGCTGTTCCACCCACCGCTTGAAGCCTGCGGGGTCCAGGCAGCGGGCCTCGTACAGCAGTTCCCCGACCCGGAGACACATCCGGTCGATGGTGGAGTACACCTCGTCCTCGATCTCGGAGAGCCGTGACGTACTCTGTCGAAGGTGAGTGACGCTTCCCATCTTCCCGAAGCTACACAGATCGACATCGCCGGGTACCGAGCCTGCCGCAACGAGCACTGCGATGAACTCGTGTTGCTCGAGGTGACGCGCCGCACCGGCGGCCTCTGCACCACCTGCTTCCGCGGCCAGCTCGGCGCCAGCCTCGCCGAGATCGAAGTCCGCAACGCTGGGCGGTCCCTACGCATGTCGATGCCCGGCAAGAAGCGCAGCCCCGAGAAGGGAAACCGGTGGACGCACATGGCGGCGACGAAAGCGCGGGCCCGAGCAGACAACCGGCTGCGGCAGTTGTTCCGCGACCTCTACGACGTCCTCCTCGCCGAAGAACGGGCCCGAGTCGGCCTGGACCCGTTCCCGCTTGACACGGTCGTTCACGAACCACCCGAAGCAGACGCATCCGAGACCATCGCATTCGCCCGTGTGTACGCTGCGCTCGACCAGCACGGAGTAGCCCTCGATGAGTAGCCTCAAGTCCCGCCCACCCCTGGACCTCTCCGCAACAGCGGTGGAGGTCAACCTGAATGACAACACCGACGGCGCATACCTCCAGTCGACGGTCGCGTACGGGCAGCGAGCCGGTCGGGACGCGTGGAAGTGGTACAACGACATTGGCGAGGTCCACTACTCAATTTCGCGCTCGGCGCGCATCGGCGGGTACTGCGAGTTCTTCGCCGCCGAGTTCGGCCCTGATGGCAAGGTCGTTGAGACTCTGGACACGGGCGCGGCCGCCGAGATCGCCCAAGGGTTCTACTCGGCCTACGGCGGGGTGCGCGGTCTCGTTGAGCGGTACTACACGCTGCTCAAGGTTCCTGGCGACATGTATCTCCTGGACCTCGACGACGGCTACCACCTCGCATCACCGGACGAACTCGACGTGCAGTCGTTCTCGTGGTGGTCGCGCCAGCGCGGTGCGTTGAAGGACGTCCGGCTGATCACCGTTCCCACCGCCTACGGGGTTGGTGCTGGCGGGTCCGGTCGGGACCAAGAGCAGTTCTCCCGGGTCGTCAAGCCCAAGCAGTTCGTCGGTCGAATCTGGTCCCCGTCGAAGCGCTACGTGGACGTCCCCGAGTCCGCGCTCCACGCGCTCGACACCGAGTGTGAAGCTCTGCGCGACCTGACGCTCAGCATCAAAGCACAGCTCCGTTCTCGCTTCGCTCTCGCTGGGCTGCTCGTGCTGCCGCCCGGTATGTCGATGGCGACATCGGCGAAGGGTGCCCGGGTCGCTGGACAGATCTCGCACTCAACGGTGGACCTCTTGGTGGCGGCGATGACCCGCAACGTGAAGCGCCTCGACGACGCCCAAGCGCTGCTGCCGATCATCATGACCTCGGCACATCGCGACGACGCCGAGAAGATCAAGCACATCATCATGGATCGCAAGATCTTCGAGACCGACCTCGAGCTGCGTCGCGAGCTGATCGGGCGCATCCTCCAGTCGCTGGATTCGAACCAGGACTCAGTGAAGGGTGGCTCCGAGCAGTCGCACTGGGGCCAGTGGGCTGCGAGCGACGACGAGCGGCGAGTTGCCGTCGGCCCAGACCTGGAGTCGTTGTGCTGGTCGGCGACCCGCCTCGTCATGCAGCGCAAGCTGCCGGAGAACTTCCCCCGCAAGGGCAACGTCGGCTTCTGGTACGACCTGTCTCGGGCGGCGATGCGGTCCAACATGCAGGAGGACGGGCGTCAGGCGTTCGATCGCATCCTGGTCGGCGATTCGGCCGCCCGCAGAATGTCCGGTATTGCTGAATCTGATGCTCCCACGAATGAGGAGCGGGTGCGCCAGGTCGGCCGCCAGGTGAAGAACCCGATGTTGATGCTCTACGGTCTGCCCGAATACGAAACCATCGACTGGGAGACGGTCGGCAAGTTCAACAAGTCCACCGGACCCGCACCGGACTCCCCAGCCGATGATCCCGAAGCAGGTCCAGGTCGAGGAGACCCGGGCTCGCCCGACGACCAAGACCGAGATACACCCCGAACGGAGAGACCAGCATGAAGAAGACTTTTGGGGCCCGCCTCATGGACAAGCCAGATGGGATGCTCCGCCCCATCTACTTCCCGGCACTCACGTTCATGGACGTGTTCACCGGCGACCGGCGCTTCCTCGAGTCGGCCGGCGGGGGTTCTCGCGAGTTGCCGCAGACGATCTGGGCGCAGTTCGAACAAGGTCCGGGCGGCCATGTCGGCGCGGTGATCGTCGGGGCGCTCCACGAGCTGACATTCAACGACGACGGCGTGGTGTCCGGTTCGGGCTGGATTCTCGACGACGAGAACGGCCGCAAGCTGGTCATGTACGCGCAGACCCAGGCGCTGCGCGGCAACTCCGCCGACCTCGCCGACGTGAAGGCCGAGTACCGCTGGGACGAGGAGGCCGATGACGTCGCGATCGTGTTCTCCGAGTGGAACATCGCCGGGACCACCATCGTCGGCCGCCCGGCGTTCAAGGATGCCCGCTACTCGCTCGACGACGAGCTGGTCGCGTCGTGGATTACCGACACTGACCCGATCGTTGTCGATCTGCCGACGGTGATCAACGTCCTGTCTGCCCAGCCGGAGTTGACCGCCGACGCTACGAAGCGACCTTCGTGGGATCTGTTCCATCAGGTCGAGCCCGACGTCCCGCAGCCGCAACGCATCGCCGAGGAGCCCGACGAGCGCGGCTACTACGCCGTCTCCGGTCACCTCGCCCTGTGGAACGCGTGCCACGACGGCTACGACCAGTGCATCATCCCGCCTCGCCCGCTCGACAACTACGCGGGCTTCAACTCGGCGAGCGTGCTGACCGACAAGGGCCTGGTCGCCACCGGCCCGCTTTTCCTCAAGGGCGGCCACCCGAAGGCCGGCGAACTGGCGAAGAAGTCCGTCGAGGAGTGCTACGGCTCAATCGAGAACGCCTGGGCCGACGTGCGCGTCATCCCTGGTCGCCTCGGCCCGTGGCTCTCCGGCTACGTCCGCCCCGGCACCCCCGAGGAGAACATCATCGCGGCTCGAGCATCCAAGCTGTCGGGCCACTGGCTCGGCGGCCGCCTCATGGCTGCGTGCTCGGTGAACGTCCCCGGCTACGAAGTCCCCGGCGGCGAGTCATTCTCGTTGGCCGCCGACGGCACCGTCGCCGAGCTGGTTGCCAGCTTCCCGATCTGCGCCACTGACGACGTCGAGGATCTGTCCGGCGACGAGGGTGAGGCCGACGAGAAGTTCGACATGGACGCCGTGCTGTTCGAGTTGGCGAAGCAAGACCTGCTCGCCGAGTAGCCGCTACGGAGCGGGGGTCCGATTGGCATTGGATCGCCTGCTGCTGGCGTTATGGCAGATCCGACATGCCCGCTTTCCGCTGGAGTAATGAGCGGTGTTCTCCGGCGTGAATTCATGGCCGTGCAGGCAGTGGGTTCTAGATGCGTACGCCGCCGCCATGGCGAGCGAACCATCAGCCAGCAGGTTCTCCCGGTGAGTGACAGCCCTCAAGTGCTCCGGGTTCACGCAGGCGCGATTTCGGCAGATGTGGTCAATCACCAGACCGTCGGGAATGACGCCCACGAACGTCTCGTACGAGAACCGGTGAGCTAATCCCTTGACGCCCCCGTAGTGGAACTGCCCGTAGCCGTTTCTGCACCGACTGGCGACCCAGACGGCACATCCATTCGCACCGTCGAAGATGTACTTGTCGTGGAATCGCTCCACAGGATCGCGTGCTGGTCGCGCCATCCACCCAGTCTAGTTCGCGTGATGATATGACGCCACTTGCGTTTGGGCCGCTCGCCATACAACAGTGGACGACCAGGAACGCTCAAGCCTCAGGAGGCCAATCCAATGTTTCCCTCAATCCCCGAGAACTGGAAGTCGCTGAGCGCTTCCGACCTTCGTGCGCTCGCTGCCGAGATCAAGACCGCGTTCACGGAACTCGGTGACGACATCGACGCCGAGCTGCGCAAGGAGGCGCTCGCCGCCGTCGACGGCCGCCCGGCACTGCTGGCGCTCGCCGCCGAGAAGGAGCGCGAGGCCGCCGCCAAGGCTGCGCTCGCCGCCGAGGACGACGAGTCCGACGATCAGACCAACGACGAGTCCGACGAGTCCGATGAGGACGATCTCGGAGACGACTCCGACGACGAAGGCGACAACGACGAGTCCGACGAGTCCGACGAGGACGACCTGTCGTCGAAGACCCCGGTCCGCAAGTCCGGCACCTCGACCGACCTCGGCGCCAAGCCAGAGGAGAACACATCCGGCGGCGCCCTCCGCCCCGATGCCATCCTGGCTCGCGGTGGCGTCACGGACCGCCAGGGCGGTTCGCGATTCGAGAGCTGGGGCGACCTCGCCCAGACCCTCCTCGAGGTCGCCGAGACGGTCTCGCCATCCTCGACGGCGAAGCATCAGGTCGCCTACGTCGAAGGCAACTTCTCGGAGGCGCAGCAGCTCGGCCCGAACATGGTGTCGAACCTCAAGCGCTTCGACACCGAGGAACTGCAGGCCGCGTTCTGCGCCCCGGCCACCCCGATCTACGACATGGCGTGCTGGAACACCGACCGCCGCCCGGTCCGTGGCAGCCTGCCGCAGTTCCGGCCCGACCAGCGCGGCTCGGTCAGCATCTTCCCGTCGCCGTCGCTTTCGGACATCACCGAGCAGTCCCCGGCCGGTGTCGGCATCTGGGACACCGACGACGACGACAGCCTCGCCACGACCGACCCCTCCTCGAAGGAGTGCGCGGTCATCACCTGTGGTTCGCCGACGGTGTACTCGCTGTACGGCGTGTGGCGCTGCCTCACCATCCAGAACCTGCTCGCCATGACCTTCCCCGAGTTGGTCGAGGCGTGGTTGAACCGTCTGGGTGCAGCCCACTCCCGTCTCGCCGAGACGCAGCTCCTCGAGGCCATGGGCACCGAGGCCACCGCGGTCACCGGTGAGACCCTGGGCTACGGTGCAGCGACCTCGGTCACCACGCAGGTGCTCGAGGTCATCGCTCTGCACCAGGAGCAGGAGCGCTGGGACGGTGACCAGATGGAAGGCTGGATGCCTCGCTGGGTTCGGACCGCGATGAAGATGGACATCATGCGTCGCCGCAACGACTCGGGGCGCCCGACGATGGTGACCGACGCGGAGATCGACACGATGTTCCGCAACGTGGGTGTGAACCCTCACTTCTTCATCGACACCCCGACGTGGGCTGCGGCGGTCCCGGCCGTGCAGACCGGCGGCAACAAGAACT